CCGTAAGCCAGCCAACGGCTTTGGCTAAACACTTGCCGGGAAGCCCGACGCCGTATCCCCATCCGGCTGAAAGCTATACAAAACCTTGAACAGGTGACAAAGGAAAAGCAGGGCGCGTTAGTGGCGCGATCCATCTCCCGGCATCACACTTTCCAAAATGAAACGCAAAAAACCTAGCTTCATCCCAGCCACATCTTTCCGAGTAACCAAGCTCAAGCCCAATGGCCCTAAAAATGGTCAGTCAACTGAGGCTTGGGAACGAGGTAAAGCCAAGGCAGACGAAAAATGGGATAAAACTCGCGAAAAGAATTTCAACAAGCTTCTCTAGTGAAACCGTGGAATCTCTCGACACCAAGCTCCGCCTCCTCCAAAATGCTAACGACCTTAGAGCCTTCAAACTCCATGAACAAAGGATCGCCAAGCTCTATTCCCAATGCCAAAATCTCGACAGAACCAGATGGATCGCTCAGAATCCGCATTGGGAACATTGAAGGCTTCTGTCCCTCTCACCTCTTCGCCGTCCGTAAAATCCATCAGCTCCAACGCGCTTGGCTCATCGCTCAAGGCGAAACACCCCTATAACCTTTGCTAACCTCACGGCATGGGTAAGAAGTCCACAAACCTACAGATTCAAGAGCGTGTCAATACTGTCTATCAGTTATTGATCAAGTCCTATTCGCGTTTTGAAATCGTTCAATACGCCTCAGAAAAGTGGGACGTAGGAGATAGGCAAGCTGATGAATATTTGGCAAGGGCAAGGCAGCTCATCGCTAAAGATTCAGAGATCGAGCGCCCTGAATGGTTAGCCGCTGCAATTGCACGCCTTGTGGAATATGAAAAGCGTGCAGGCCGTGAGGAGAATCTGCAAGTGGCAATCAAGGCTTTAGAGACGCAAGCCAAGCTCTTGCGCTTTGATCTCAACTGATGTCATTGCTTACCGGTCTTTGTGAACCGACCAAGCTTCTGGCCTTTGCTCAACCGCCAGATCAAAAGACCACAACCGACATTCTGAATCGAATCAGGGAAGACCTTCACCCTGGTCAACGTCAATTTGTTGACGATCAAAGCACTGAGATTATTGGCGTTTCTGCTGGCTATGGAGCAGGCAAGACCCGTGCTCTTTGTGCAAAGGCTGTGTTTATGGCCGCTGCTAATCAAGGCTTCACAGGCTGCATAATGGAGCCAACCGGGCCTTTAATACGCGATATTTGGCAGACAGATTTTGACAATTTTTTAGAAGAATACGAAATCCCTTATACATTTCGGGCTTCTCCGCTTCCTGAATACACTCTTCACTTAGAGAAAGACACCAAGCTTCTTTGCCGCAGTTTTGAAAATTGGCAACGAATTATCGGCTCAAATTTTTCCCATGTTCTTGCTGATGAGGTGGACGTCGTTTCGCCTGGTATTGCAAGCAAGGCGTTCCCCAAGATCCTTGGTCGTTTGCGTGCTGGCAACGTGCGGCAGTTTGCGGCTGTGTCAACGCCTGAGGGTTTCCGTTGGATGTGGAACACGTTTGGCACAGAGGACGCGCAGAAACGCCCTGATCGCAAACTTATTAGGATGCGTTCGGCAGATAACCCACACCTGCCCCAAGACTTCATCGAGCGGCTGCAAGCCAACTACGACCCAAGCCTGTTGCAGGCTTATCTAGAAGGCCAGTTCTGCAATCTCACGACCGGTCAGGTTTATGACCGCTTCGACCGAGCAAAGCACGTAATCACAGATATCCCCAATGTTGAAGATGAGCCTCTCCGAATAGGCGTTGACTTCAATATTGGAAACATGTCAGCCGTAATTGCTGTTCGTCTTGGCAATCAACTATTGCTGATCGATGAGGTCAGCGGTGCCCATGACACCGACGCACTGGCTCAAGAAATACGACGACGTTTTCCCGACCGTCGCATCTATGCCTACCCTGACGCATCAGGCGGTAACCGCAGCACGAACGCCAGCCAAACCGATATTCAAATCCTGGAGTCCTATGGCTTCACCAATCAATCGCCACGATCAAATCCTGCCATTCGCGATAGGGTTTCTGCTGTTCAAGCTCTGTTGGAAAACGGGAAAGGCGAAGTAAGGCTTCAAGTCGCGGCCAACTGCAAGCGAACGATTGAATGCTTAGAGCTGCAAAGTTATACAGAGAAAGGCGATCCAGACAAAGACGCTGGTTATGACCACATGAATGATGGGCTTGGCTATTTAGTGTGGCGCGAATTTAATCCTCTTTATGCGCGTGCTGGTCGAGGCACTGGCATTAGGCTTTACTAAACTCAAGGGATTAGGCGGGGTTTTAACGTGTATTCAGGTTTTTCGGGTGGCAGGCAGCGGGTTGGCAGCGTTACTCGCGTCAACGACCCGAACACGGCTTGGGTAAACATGGAGCCTCACTGGGAGCTGATTGAAGCTCTTTTGCAGGGCACTTACGGAATTAGGAAGAAGCATCGAAAATACTTGCCGCAAGAACCTAGAGAGCTTGATGAGTCATACGACAACAGGTTAATTCGTTCAACGTTGGCCCCGTATTACGTCAGGCTCGAACGGATGCTGGCGGGCATGTTGACCCGTAAGCCCGTCAGGTTGACAGACGTGAGCGATCTGATCACAGAGCAGCTTTTTGACGTTGATCTTCAAGGCAACGATCTAAACGTCTGGACCTATGACACAGCCAGGAAGTGCATCAGATATGGACATGTTGGCGTTCTTGTTGACGCTCCTCAGGCAGGGTCAAACGGTCGGCCTTATTGGGCAACCTATACACCTCGCGACATTCTTGGGTTCAAGCAAGAGTTGACCGACGGGCAGCAGAAGTTGACTCAACTTCGTCTGATGGAAAAGATTCTTGTTCCCGATGGTGACTACGGCGAGAAAGAAGTCGAGCAAGTTCGCGTCTTAACTCCAGGCGCATTTGAGATTCATCAGAAAGATCAAAAAGGTGATTTCCGCGTCATTGACGAAGGCACAACCAGTCTTGATGAGATCCCGTTTTCTGTTGCTTATTCCAACCGCGTCAACGTGATGGAGTCGCGGCCACCAATGGCCGACATTGCAGAGCTAAACCTGAAGGCTTATCAGGTTCAATCTGATCTCGACAATCAGCTGCACCTGAGTGCTGTTCCTTTGTTGGCCTTTTATGGATTCCCGCAATCATCGGAAGAGGTAAGCGCCGGACCTGGGGAAGCGATTGCATTCCCAGCCGAGGGCCGCGCTGAATACATCTCTCCTCCTAGCCACGCATTTGGATCACAGTTTCAACGGCTTGAACAGATTGCAGCGCAGATCAACGAGCTAGGGCTTGCCGCAGTCCTGGGTCAAAAGCTTTCAGCTGAGACAGCCGAGGCCAAGCGCATTGACCGCAGCCAAGGCGATTCCACAATGATGGTGATCGCCCAGCAGATGCAGGACATGATCGACAACTCTCTAAGATTCCATGCGGCCTATTTGCAAGAACCTCAAGCTGGCAGCAGTTTTGTTAACCGTGATTTCTTAGCTGCACGTTTGGAGCCAACAGAGATTCAATCACTGTTGCAGCTTTATACAGCAGGAACGATCACGCAAAACACGTTGCTAAACCAGTTAGAAGCTGGAGAGGTTCTTGGTGATGAATTTGACGTTGAGGAAGAGCTAGAGGCCACGCAGGTCGGCGGCTTGATTGAGATGGATCAACCAACGTCACCGACTAACCCTGTGATCCCTGAAGAGTCAGCTGAGCCTGAAGATCAACCTGAGATCCCTAGCTGATGTTTTGGAACAGACCCGCACGAAAGCAGCCAGAGCCTGAGCCTGAATCAAGGCAGCAGATTCTTTACTACGCGCAGACACCATTAAAGGGTGATCTGTTTGCTGTCATCCGCGTGACTTGGCATGAAAAAGGAATGCCTATCGGTGTTGTTGAATCGCAGTTAAGAGAAGACGATGAAGATGCTATGCCTGAGTTTGGTCAGCTTGTAGGGGAAGCCTTAAGAGGTGGCGCAGACGTTTCAATCATTTGCGGCGAACCTCCTGAAGCTGTAGGAATTGAAGAGCCATGACAACACCAGCGGAGCTGTATCGGAATGCAATCGATCTCAACCGCTTTAGCAACAGCGTGGCGAAGCGAATTGCCCGCACATATAACGATCTTATTTTGGATGCTGTTGATCAGCTCCGTGGGATTGATGAGCTTGCGGCTCCTGTCAAAGCTGCACGGCTTCGGGCGATCCTTGCGCAACTGAAAGGGTCACTTGATAACTGGGCAGAGGCCAGCACGTTGCTTGCGGTTGAAGAGCTGCAAGGTCTCGCCGTATTGCAAAGCAAATTTGTCACGAGTGAGCTGGCCAAGGCATTGCCTGTTGAGCTAGCGAATCAGATTAGAAGCGTGCAGATCAGTCCGCAGTTTGCTCAAGCGGTGGCAACTATTGACCCGACTGCTTTGAATGTTGTTACGTTAAGTGACGACCTTCAAGCAGCGGTTGCGGGGGCTCCTCAAGCGTTTCGTTTGACGGCGGCGCAAGGTTCAGTTATTACGTTGCCAAATGGCAAGGTAATCGAAAAATCGTTTAGAGGCTTGGCAGAATCTCAAGCTGACCTGTTCAGCATGACGGTCAGAAATGGATTGTTAACGGGTGAATCAACGGATAAGTTGGCGCGTCGTTTAAAAGGTCGCCTGCAGTTTGGTCAGCCAGCTATGAGTTTGCGTCAGATGGCTCAAGCTGGTGGTGAAGTCACAGCCGTGGCAAATCATCAGGTGATGGCTTTGATGCGAACCAGCATCAATCAGGTAGCAAACGCCTCAAGCCAGCAGGTTTATGAGGCCAATCAAGATGTGACCAAAAAATACAGGTATGTGGCCACGTTGGACAGCAGAACTTCGCCCATCTGTAGATCACTGGACGGTCAAGAGTTTGTCTACGGCAAAGGCCCGGTGCCGCCATTGCATTTCAATTGCAGATCGACCACGGTTCCCGTTGTTGATTACAAGGGTCTGGGTTTTGATCCGCCACCGCCAAGCAAGCGCAGCAGTCGCAATGGGTTGGTGCCATCAGATCAAACTTACGGTCAATGG